TTTCAGAAGAATTATTTTGGTTAAACAGCAACCATTTTGCCATTCTTGATGCCTGACCTCTTGATGTTGTGGCAAAACTTTTTATTGTCTGTGTTTTAATGCCATATCTTGACTGTGCTGTTGTGTCATCTACTGTTTCATAGTCAATAGATTGAGTTGTCATATCAAAAAAACCTACATTTATCTTTGTAAACTTAGCCTTTTGACTTTGATTGCTATAAGAAAAACCACCTTCAGTTACGTTTGAAATATTAAAGGTATAAACAGGATCAGATGGTCTGTCCTGTGAAATCGTAATACTACCAGCTTCATAAAAAGCCTGTACCCTCATTACAGAACAAAGATCCTGTATAAGTTCAAATGCTTCTTTTTGATTATTAATATTTACATTGCAGCTAAATCTGGCTTCGGTTGTTCCTGTTCCAGATCCATCATCAATAAGAGTTGAATTATATTCAGATGCAGAATAAAAAGCAAACTTATCTATAGCTGTCTCTGGGATTGATGCACCATAACGTGTATTAGTAAGAATATCGTATAGAACCCATGCGGGATCATTAGTAAACTCCTTGTCGGTTTTTAAAGAGCCATCAAAAGTACCACTGAAAGACAAACTACCATCAGATCTGACAGTTGCATTATGAGGGATTTTTACCTTTATTCCTCTTATTCTGTATGTTCTTGTTGGTATAGATCGAAAAGATTCAGCATTAAAACGTAAGCCAACATGTGCAATATCAACATAAGCTCTTTTCTCAGCTATTATCTCTGTAAAAGAAGACCAACTAAATTTATTCTGTAGATTTGTATCAGTAGAATCATTTGTGACTCTAGTAACAGTGGCAGTTATTGGATAATTAAGACCTGATAATCCTTTTAAAATATAATCTCTAAAATATTGTGTATTTGTTTTACCAATAACAGCACCTTTTGTACCTTCAATAACCCTATGTTCTGTTCCATCATTCTCTGTAATTTTTATAGATAGATTTACCTGTGTACCATTTGTTGAACCATCATCTGTATTAAATTCCTGTAAAGAAGGAAAGACAATAGTAATTCTTAATTTATCTACTACACTTGATATGGATCTTGATACAGGTGTTGTTTTTGTTACTTCCACACCAACAGCAGTTTCAGATTCTATTTCATTTATAGTATCTAAAGCTGTTTGATCAGACGTACCAAATCTAGG